AAAAACAACATTAAACCAGACAGGGTAATAACTTTGCCCAATGTGGATAGAGCCTTTGTGGTAATTCCTGGACCACAAAATGTAGATTTTGAAGATCAAATATCTGAAGAGTTAAGTGAGATAGGCAGGGTAGTTTTATTTATTACTGGAGATGAAAGTGCTACATTTAAAGTTGATAAGATAAAGCATGATAATATTGAAATTTGGATTCAATACCCGCACAGAAAACATTCACAATATAATAAGTTAGCGTTAGGTGTGCCAAGAGACTTACCTAAACATCTTCCAGAATATCAAGATAAAGTGTACGATGTATCTTTTTCAGGACAGATAACTCATCAAAGAAGACAAGAACTTGCAACCGCTATGCCTGACATACCAAACTCTTTTTATAATCCAACCACTGGTTTTGCAGAAGGACTAAGGCCAAAAGAATACTATCGCAAAATGTTTTTATCAAAAATTGTTCCTTGCCCTAGTGGTGCAATGGTTATTGATTCATTTAGATTCTATGAAGCAATTGAAATGCTTTGCTTGCCCATAGGAGATAAGTTAGATTCAAAAATGCAAAATACAAATTTTTTTAATTTTTTATTTCAAGGTGAGCATTCAATAAAAACTGTTGAAGACTGGAATCTATTCTCAAACATGGTACCTGAATTATTAAACAATTATACATCTGAAATGCACCAAATTGTTTGTTGGTGGATTAAATATAAAAGAGATTTGTTTAATGAATTAATGAGGCAAGTAAATGCATAAAAGAGATATAACAATTGTCATGGCTACATCTGTAATTCCAGATCATCCAAGTACAACAATGATAGAACAAACCATTAGTGATATTCGTGTTCATTTTCCAGACAACGAAATTATTATGCAAATAGATGGTCTTAGGGAAGAACAAAAAAATCGTAAAAAAGATTACGATGAATACAAAAATCGCATTTTATGGAAGTGTTTACATGAAGATAAAAACATCCTACCTTTTATATTTAAAGAGCATAGCCATCAAACCAATATGATGCGTCAAACAATTACTGAAGTTAAAACACCACTATTACTTTATGTTGAAGGAGATGCCCCTCTAACTCCAGACACATTTATAGACTGGGATAAGTGCTTGGATATGTTTGAATACAATAAGGCAAACACCATTCGTTTTCATTATGAAGCATTTATACCAAAAGAGCATGAGCATCTTATGTTTGGTTTAGAAGATGGCTTTATGAAAACCATACAATGGAGTCAGCGACCACACCTAAGTAGAAAAAAATATTACAAAGACATTGTGCTTCCAAGATGTAAGGATAAATTTTTTATAGAAGATACGTTTCATGGAGCAATTCAAGATGACATATCTCCATATGAAGTGTTTAATCAAGAAGGTTGGGATATGCATAAACTTTGGATTTATCATCCTGAAGGTAGCATTAAGCGTTCTTATCATTTAGATGGTCGTCAGGGTACCCGCAAATATACCATAGACGATGAAACTTGGGGGTATAAAGAATGAGACTAGGAATCATAGCAAGATCAGATAACACTGGCCTTGGTAATCAAACCAGAGAACTTATTAAAATGTTAAACCCTAGCAAGATACTTCTTATTAATTCTTCTTTTTTTAATAATAATGTTCAGCATCCCGAATGGTATTCAGAATTTAATGTTATTGAAACTTTAAGGGGTATGCCTAGAGCAAAAGAAATAGAATTATTTTTAAAAAATATAGACGTTGTTATAAGTTGTGAAACTTTTTACGATCAACATTTTATAAAAATGGCAAGAAAACAAAATATTAAAACAATTCTTCAATATAATTATGAACTATTTGGTAATCTATCAAACCCTGACTGGGACTTGCCAGATGTTTTAATATCTCCAAGCGTATGGAACATGAATATTGTTGATCAAAAATTTGGATCAAAAACAAAGTTAATTCATCTTCCACCTCCAACAGACACTTCTTTATTTAATCAAGCAAGAGAAAACAATCTATCAAAAACTCATAAACGCATTCTTCATGTTGGCGGTAAAAAAGCAGCGAAAGACAGAAACGGAACTGATAGTGTAATGGAAATGCTTAAGCACTCAAGGGCAGATTACGAACTTGTAATAACAACTCAAACACCATTAGATTTTAATGTTAAAGATAGTAGAATAACCTTTAAAGGCAATAATGTAAACAACAGAGAAGATCTGTATGACGGATTTGATGCAATGGTTTTACCAAGAAGATATGCAGGATTGTGCTTACCAATGAATGAGGCTTTAATTAGTGGTCTACCCGTTTTTATGACAAATGTATCCCCTAATAATCATGTGCTTCCAGAAAAATGGTTGGTGGATTCAGACATAGTTGGAAAGTTTAAAACTAAATCAATGGTAAATATTTATAATGCCAAACCTGAAAAACTAGCGGAATTAATTGATAACTATATTAACAGTATAAAGATATACGACTCTAAACAAGAGGCTATAAATATAGGCTTTAACAATTTTTCAGTTGAAGTTTTAAAAGATAAATGGCTAAACGTTATAAATGAATAAACAGAAAAGCCAGCCTATTTCTAGACTGGCAATCTGATATAAAATAAATTACTTTTTAGTAACTTTTTTTACTTTTGCCTTTGCAGACTTTAGAGCCTTATCAATTTCAGCAGCATCTGGCAAAATACCGAATGCTGGATCGTTTGGATTAAGTGCTCTCAATGCAACTGGAGCGATAGCAGCAACTAGTGCAGCCCATAGATCTTTTGGATCAGTTACGCCAGCCATGTATAAAGCAAGACCAGATGCAAGAACTGAGCGACCATAGGACGCTAGCATTGCCTTAGTTTTGTCGTTTAGTAAGTTTTTCATTATTCCTCCTAGGATATAATTTGTGTTAGTATTGTAAAACCAATCCACAGCCCAATAATCCCTGCGACTCCCGCAAAGACTGGTGGTGCTGGCACTGGCAATTTGAATGCTGCGAACACGGCACCGCACCCAAAACCTGTTATAGTTGATAGAACTATTTCTTTCATTCTTTCATCCCCATTTCACTATTTGGATTTGTGGGATGATCTGGTGGAGTAGGAGCAGTTGCCAAGGCACCACACTTATTGCACTGCATATCTAAATGATAGTTTGATATAGTATATGTTTCTGGGTCAAACCCAACTAAAGCCCTAAACAATACGCCACCACATTCTGGACATTTACATGTCGGAATTCCTCTTAGATCAAGCATCTTTTGTTATTGTGTCTGTAGGCATAAGTTTTTTTAATTCTTTATACTCCTTGGAAAATTTTTTCATAAAACTATAATATTCAGTACCTTTAGAAATATCAAAATTTTCATTAAAGTGATTAATCTCTGGCTCTGCATAAGAAATAAATTTTTCTAAACCTTTTTGAACATCTTCAATATAGCCAAAAGCCCAGTCACGAGAATCTGACAAAAATTTAATAAAACTTTCTTTGTGAATATCTTCGTCGCTTTTAGAATTAAAATTATTCTTTTTAACAAAGTCTTGTAATGACTCATGAGATATAAACAGTTTGGCAAAGTCTTGAGTTAGCCTAGAAAGCCTATGTAATACAGACAGGTATGCTATAGCAAATGAAAGGGTAAGGGTTCCCAGAATAGCAATAATAATATTATCCACAACTTACCTCCATGTATATAATTGTACTAGTTTATCCTAAAATTGTCAAACTGGGTAGGTTTTTAAATACCCTCAAATAAGCCTGCAAATGCCCTTTTAAGCCTGTTTTGTTCATAGTTTGGGTATTGGATCCCTAGTAACCAACACAACTGCCCCATTCATTTCTAAAGCCTTTTTTACCTGAACAACATATTTTAATGCTTCTATTTTTTCATTATGAACCATATGTAAAAATTGTTTTTCATCTAATTTTATTGTAAGGAAGTGCTCATTATCAATTAATTCAACTTGAAATCCTTTCGGAGCAACAATAGAATGAAAGGCTTTACGCATATCAAATGTATACATTTTATTTTTCCGTAGTTAAAGATTCCCAAGTTTTGGCCCAACCACCCTTACTTCTGTGGTTATTAAACTCTCTTGATATATCTCCACCTTCTAAATAAATACCGCCCCAAACTCCCCATTCTTTATTAGAAATGCCAACTGCAAAACATGTTTTTCTAACTGGAC